CACGGTTTTTAGAGATAGCTGGCTGGGATAGCACCAACGATTTACCGCAGAGATGGACAGGCTTGCTTGGGGGTATAGGCGGGGGCAAAAGTTTCGCTGGTGCAATTTGGGCGTGTTCCCGTGCCTTACTCGCACCTGACGCTAGAGGTATGATCAGCGCAAATAGCTACGGGCAATTGAGTAGAGCCACACTTCTGGCATTGGTCGAAGTTTGCCGGATGTTCAATATCCCCCTTGAACCTTGGCGTGAGTCGGTAGAAGATCAGGCATTAGCGATCGCCAATTGTCAACGCTGCTATATCGGACCGGATCGGGCGTTCGTTTACGTTCTGTCAGCGTCAGCTTTTAGTGGTTCAACTCAAGCGGGGCGCGGTTTACAAATCCGGTGGTTTTGGGGAGACGAGTTTGCATATACGCCGGAAAAGGCATTTTTAACAATTGATGGAAGATTGGGGCGTGGTCCAGGTACGCTCAAAGGGCAAGGAATATTAACCACGTCACCAGCCGGATATAACTATCTGTGGGATAAATTTGGAGATCCGACACGCAGCGACGACTTAAGACGGATTTACCAAATTGTTTCAATGTCGTCACTGGAAAATAAAAAATATTTAGGGGAGGATTATGTAGCTTCACTAGAGGCAAACTATAGCGATGAACTGTACCAACAGGAAGTTATGGGGCAGTTCATCAACACGGTACAGGGTTTAATTTACAAATACTTTGACCGCACCAAACACTCGTTCCAGGATGAAGATGCCGAACTACTGGAATATGACCCGAATCTCCCTCTGCTGCTAACCTTTGACTTTAACCACACGCCTATAGTTTGTTTAGCAGCCCAAAAACGCGGGAACGAAATTCACTTTTGCAAAGAGTGGTTTATGATGGACTCCGATATTTGGGAACTGACGGAAAGTATTGTGGATTGGGTGGAGAAATACGGCATCCCCCCAGAAATACAAATATTTGGGGATGCCACCGGACGCGCTAGAACTGCGGCTAGTCGGTTAAGTAGTTGGGATATCGTGTTTCAGGGCTTAGAACCACTAGCCGCAATGCGTGGCAAAGGTTATTTGGTTCGGAAATTTGCAGATGCCAACCCATTTGTTGTGAATCGGGTCCATTCTGTCAATCAATTGTTCCGCCAAAATCGCTGTTATGTCCACTTTGCGAATTGCCAAAACTTTATCAAGGATTTGGAACAGGTGACGTGGAGTGATGAGGGTATCAATAAAAACGATAACCCGCTACTCTCTCACCTGAGTGATGCAGCGGGTTATCTGATTCACAGTATTTATCCGTTTAAGAAGGAAACCAGGGAACGGAAAACTGGTAAACGTAAAATTAGCGGACTCGCAGGTTGAGATACCTAATGGCGAAATTACTCCCAATCAGTAACGTCAACATCGATGATCTCTGTCTTGTTCTTTGTCAAAAAGCTACCAATGCGGTAACTTATTTTGTGCTTAAGAACGATAAGAAAGTAGAAAGTCCCCCTAAAATTAAACAAAAAAGCATAAGATACTGCATCTATGACAGACACTATAAATGATTTAGGCATTAAGTTCTGGTAGCAGTAGTCCGTATAAACGTCTACCATCTCCAAAGTAGAGTATGTGTCGTATTGTGGGAATTGACGCTTACATTCATCTTCCCACGCTCCAAATGCTTTCATAGGTTCATAAGTAAAAGCATACCGGAGATACCACCAGCCGAACTTCATTCTTTCCATTGTTTTAATCCTTACATTTTCCTTTTTTAATGCAATCTCCTGTTTGATCGTCACGGGCTGCTATTGTGGGATTAGCAATATTGAGAATTGTTAAGATTGCTATTAATGCGATCACGATCTGTTTTAATTTCATGGTCACTCCTGGTGATAGGGGTAGGTTTTGCTTGGCGGCTGCCTTCCCTTTTGAATTGAATAGTTTTATGTCATCGCGGACGGGTTTTAGAAAGAATCGGGATCGAATTTTTTGTCTTCTGTTGATTTGAAATTTTTGATTAGATCCAATGTAAATACGGCAATATTCGCTTTGTGCTTATGGCTTTTCCCTCTTTCACGTATTGCTACTAGCAGCGGCAAGATTTGTACCTCCAGGGGTGGTGGAATTAAAAGTTTTGTCATTTCAGTAAATAAAACTTCAATTTCCCAGTGAGTAAATTTACCGTCGCTATTTTTAGCAATTTTTTCAAGCCAAAATTCTAAAGATTCCATTTTAAAAGTCCTCCTGTTCTTGTTCTTTCTTGCCCCCTAAAAGCTCTAATTCTCCAACTAAAATTACGGGTTTTGACCGTAATTCGCCTGTGCTTTTATCCGTCCATTCCTCAAATTTTATTTGTCCAAGAATGCCGATTAATCCGCCCTTGCGGACATAATTGCCCATCACCTCACCAGTCTTACCCCACGCTTCTAAATCAAACCAATCTGTCTGTGATGTGCGACGGACGGCTAAAGAGCATGATGTTTTGTTAGTACCAGACTCAAAATACCTGACTTCTGGATCACGCCCTACCCGTCCTGCAATGCTGACAGAATTAACGTTTACCGGACTAGAAACCATGTCTAAAGCACTGATTTTAAACTCAGTTACTTTGGTTTTAGTGCCGTTACTTTCTTTGCTGATAATGTTGATTGCACCAACCAAGACAATAGCTTGATTCTCATCAAGTTGCGCTATTAATTCAGCTAATTTGCCAAATCCCACACACTTAATCTGTTTGACAGACTCCGATTTACTAGCATTTTGAAATGCTAGTAAGAACTCAGACATAGGTTTGTTGTCATGGCTATATCTAAGTTGTGGAGGGGATGAAATGATGCCCGATAAAACTGCGTTATTCATTTATAGTCCTTTGCCGTCTAAATCCAAAAACAATATTTTCATGATGTTTAGCGGTGGCGATTCCACCGCAATTACTTTACTTATTTAACAGCCAAAAAGGAAACTAGGGAGCGGAAGTCAGGGAAGAGACGGGTTAAGGGATTGGCGGATTAGCGTGAAACATGGTCAGTGTAGTTTTCTGTATTATAAAAAGCGTCTAGGATTTCTCCAACAGCTTCATTAATTTTTTCGATCTGCTTCTGCCTAAATTCTAAAATCTTTTGACAATAGGCGGGATCGTCAAACTCATGTTCTCTGGCAACATCCGCCAAATAAGATAATGCGGACTTAATAGACTCATGATCAATGCAATCAATTTTTGGATATGACATGATTACGCAACCTCTGTTAAAACTTTAGGAAACTCACCTCTTAACACTTGTTGCCATTTTTGAACCGATGTTAAATCAGGGGATTTAACATTTTCTGTATAAGAATCAAGTGCCTGAAATTCATCCACGCCCTGAGAAATTGCCCAGTCAATGCACATATCTTTAATGAGTTGTTCAGCAGACTCTAGCTCTTTAATTGATGGAACTTGATAACTGGACAGCCAATTTATAACCCAGGCTTTCTCAACTCCCAATAATTCCCTGATTTGCTTAATGGCATTGCCAATGGACAATTGTCTGCTGTTGACTGATTGTCTGCTGTTGTAGGTTTTATCATCCTTTGCGCTATTTGCATCGTCATCTTCATCAGCCGTGATTGATAACAAAGCACAAACAGTATAGCGGCGGGCATAAGTCAAAGCCGCCCCTTTCTTTTGGCTATCCTGAATATCAGGAAGCTCATATTCACTGGTCAAAAATTCTCCTGACTCATGAAACAAATAAGTTTTTAATATGCTCCCTTTCTCCATGACTTGGACAATTGCCAATCCATGTTTACAAAGCACTGGAGTAACAGCGTCTAGAACTGAATCTAGAGATGCATAGGACACTTTAAAATGTGGATTGATTTTGTCTTTTTGTATGGACGGGAACTCAGCCCGTGCTTTTATCAATGCCTTAATTAGTTCAATCATTTTTCACCTTTAAAATATTTTTGAATAGGGGCAATTACGCCCCGTTTAACTAAGCTGCTACTAAATGGGTTAATCCGATCAATTCCTTGGCTACAAGCTGCCAATCATCCTGATAATCCTCACCATTCATAGTCCAGCCATGATCATCATCCAGGAAGATTGAACCAGCGATCGCCCCATTAATTCTGAGTGTGTAACTTTGCCCAAAATCATGGACAAAGTTTGAAAACTCGATATTCATGCTTATGTCTTCGATAATTGGCTCTATGCGACCAGTGGCACTGTGCATAATCACATTATTTACATATTCATCTTTGATGAATTGTTCTGCCTCTTCATACGAACTAAGAGTTTTTGATTTCTTTACCATTTCTACATTCCATTGATCTAAATATATAATTTTGGCAATGACATGATGTATGTTATTGTCGACGATGGCTTCATAATAGCCAAAGTCTGTAGGGGAAATAAACCTGATTTTGGATGCTATTGCATTTTTAACAGCGAGTTGATGCTTGCATTCAGCGCCTCTAAAATGGTTGTCCCCACACTCACAGCGCTCTTTTGGGATGGGGTGAGCAGGTGTGACGGTGTAGTAATTGCCATTCTTATGGTTGAGAGTGACAAACTTCACGAAACCATTTTCTGTGTGTTGCTCGATAACTTCTACAGATGCGGCTTTTTCAGCCTTTGTTGCGGCTTGCACTTCTAACTCAACCTCTAACTCTTGTTGAGCCAAGGTTTGACTATCTACGAGTGTGTAGCCCTGCCATTTGCAGTGGCGTTCTGCTTGTTGGTAGGTTGTGGTGCGGTGGACAATCTCACCATTTACCAAAACCATGTAAGGCTGGGTAGAACCCTCAAAACTTTCACTTTCAAAATCAATAGTTGCTTCTACGACTTCAATTTTTTGAACCTGGGCGGATTGATGCTCAATAATGGCATCAATCCAATTTTGAATAAGTCTCTTGTCACCTGTGGGCAATACTCCCAAGTCAGAGGCGACTTTTTTAACTTTGATCATTCCTCTGTTGAGGAGTTGTTGACTGGAATAGGTTGGATGTGCCATGATCAATAAAACCTGATTGGTTAGAAAGCAGTCACCTTGTCCTGAGAAAACTTGTGGCTGCTTTTGTTTACTCTTCTACTATAGCTGGTAACTATAGACTTGTCAAGAGATTTTCCAAAAAAAATTTGAGACCTTGATCTGTAAGGCTTCGCAGATTTTAGCGAAGGTGTCAGCCCCTACTGTTACCTGTTTTCGCTTCAATAACCTGGGGTTTTCGATTTGCTGGATATAACCCTCGGCCACTCCAGCCATTTGTGCCAGCTTGGCGCGAGATAACCCTGCGGATTCCCTGTGTTGCCGTAACTTGGCGGCGTAATCTTGCCCCCAATTAAAAGATGCAATAGGCGTAATGTCCATCTCAATGCTTACCTTTATTTCATAGTCCATAACTATAAAAATAATTCCTTTTAGCGTCACTGTCAACTATAGCCTAATCTTGCTCATCCTCATCTTTTTCTTCAGGATGCAGTATTCGCGCTATCTTCAAAGCAATCGAGTCTTTTGCGCCTTTTTTTCATAGAATTTCCTCTTGACACTCTCAGGGTTAAATCCGCTGAGTTTTACGCTTACCGCGAGGTCTTATAAAAACTCACCCAATTGATAGCCTCTGTCCTGCAGAAGAATTAAATAATATTCCGGTATAAGGGTAAAGCCGCGTTCTAATAGTTTTAATATTATTTGATGGCCGTAGCTGGTAGCCGTCTTTATCTATTTTTGACGGGTCTAAACTAAGTTCTTCAAATTCTGCGAGGATTGCTTGCACTCGCTCAACTTGAGCCGGCTCAAGATTAATTTCCTCTATTGATGATTGCAGCCTATTCTGGATTGAAGTCCCATAACTGAATAAATCGGGCATAAGACGCGACTGACCACTACCACCGGATACTGCTGTGCTATTCCGTAAGGTGATTTCGTACACTTCGTAAAGCAATCCAATTTCGTGATCAGTCAGAGTCATGATTGTTGCGCCTCGTAGCTAATGTTGTGATACCCAGTCCAGGAAACTACTGGGATTTTGGCAATTAGATCCCCTACATCGGCGTAGGGTCTGCCGTCTCGAACTTCCCTGGATTGGGCTGTTGTCAATCCCAACTTTTCTGATAAATCTTTGAGTGATGCGGAATTGATTTTAATTAGTTCCGCGCTGGGTTCTGTGGGTGCGGGTTGTGGTACAGGCTTTGGTTCATCGGGGGCGGTGATTCTGTACCCCATCGCCAAGAAGTTGTTCACCTGCATTTCATGGACTTGAACCCCTTGCCCATCTGGAGAAAAGAGGATAGGCATAATTTAGAGGGATAGGATTAAAGCGCATTTACGGAAGTCGGAAATTTTAGAACCAGTCAGCATATAGTAAGCATTTTTCTCGCTTACCGTGCCAGTATCATAATTCCCCCTAAAAACCTGAATTGTTAAGTTCGTGTCAGAGTCGGTGACACTTGCTCCTACCGCACCTGATCCAGGAGTAGGTTCAGCAATTCGGCGGGTGGCCATTAAAATACCTTCACGATGGTTGACGGTATTAATGGACGGAATACTGGGGATGCTGAATAAATCAGTGCCAGCAACAATATCAGTCGCGGTTAATTTTGTGCCATTGGGGGCAAAAGGCACAATGGTAACAACGGGGGCAGTGGGAGTGGCTCTACTGATCCTTAGAATCACGCCAAAAGCTTTGACTGTATTACTTGTACCGATTCTGGCGATTTGTCCTACTGCGACGCTGTTTGATAAAGCGGTGGTACAAGTCAGGGTTAGGTTGATAGCGCCGACGCTGGCAGTAGTAGTGTTATCAGCGTAGGTAAAGTCAGTATTGGATGCGGCTGATGCAATGGCTAGAGTCGCTTGTGTTCCGGCGTTGGTATCCAAATCGGTAATCGCACTCTGGGAACTGATGACGTTGGATGCGCCGATGTTAAACCCAAAACGGGGTATGAAATTTCTCATACCGTCTTGAATCATTTGTCCACTACCAATGGTGGAGGCGGCAAAACCAGTTACCGCAATAGAGTCGGACAGGAACGCACCACCAGCCACAGGTGAAATTAGCGCGAAACGGTCAGCCTTGGGGACATTCTCTTTATCCAAAACCACACCCGCACCAGTTAGCCCGCTGCTATTGAAGTTGGTTAGTTGCCCGGTGGTGGAATCTACACACGCAGATAAACCAATGGGAGCGTTAGCACCTAAAGCCACAGATCCGGTTGTTGCCGTCCAAGTGGTAAACAATGAATTCATGTACTCATCGTTCGGCGTAGCGATCGCATCCGCCATTTGAGATCCGGTTTCTACCAAGTATCTCTCGATACTTTGACGGGGGTCTAGCCCGTAAGTCACCCAGCCATCAAACCACAGCCGCTCTAAAGCCACCGTACCGGAGAAGAAACCAGCCTCGGTGAAAGTACCAGCCGCAACGCGAGGGTTTAAGTCTGTAGCTCGTCGTCGTCTTGGACGGCGGATCTTAACCTCATTGCCAACTTCAAAAGCACCGGGTTCGTAATTTGTAATACAAACACGGGGATACATCGCCATTAAGTTCAATTGCGTTAACGCGCTTAGGGCAATGCGAGTTTCTAAAAGTGCATCGTTACCGGTAAATTGTGGAGGCATAAATTTTCTTTGTAGAAATTACTTGGATTAAGCTTTCCCAAATTGCTGTTCAAGGAGTTGGTTATAGGCTTTCATGGCTTCGGGGTCTTTGTTGTAGTTGTCGTAAATTTCCTGAGCAGTCATTTTTGCAAAATCGTATGGACTCTTTTGAGGTGTAGGGCGACTACCGGGTGTGGCATCTGTTCCCGTTCCGGCTCTAGGAACAGCAAAATGGGCAAATTCTGTTTCCAGTATGTTTGGGAGAACATCTTTAAATTCAGCCTTAACGAGATCTCCAAATTTATCGGTAGATCTGATGTACAGTTTGTTAGCTTCTTTGTCCTCGATCAGCAATCCGCGCTTTTCCAGTAGGGTTAGTAAATCGCCTTCGGTGTTTGACCGTACCAAACCTAATGCCCGCATTTGATCCAATACTTCATTCCTCATGCGAGATTGCCGGTCCGTTTCTCTAAGAGCTTGAGTTTCCCTGTCCCGATCGTCAAGCTGTTGTTGAATCTGTTGGATCTGGGACTCATACTGTGATTTGACCTGCTCTGTTAAAGATGCTTTGATCTCTTCTATCTCATCGCCAGTTAATCGGGGTTCTCCGGCTGAGGTTGGGGTAGCTGATTCTTCTTCCTCTGTTTCCTGTCTCAACTTATTGAGAAAGTCAAGACTTGGGTTTATTGCTTCAAATCTCTCTTCCAATTGATGAGTCATTTGCTCGGATAACTTGGTTGAAGATTCCGATATGGCATCAAAAAGTTTTTTAACATCTCGCTGTTGTTTTTCGATTATTTCAATCTGTTCGGTTAATGGCTTAACAGCCCCTTCTATCACCGCAGGAATTGTGGATTTAATAGCGTCTTGGATGGCTGCAAGAATTTCGGGGTCTAATGGCATAAATTAAATTTAATTTTGTTTGTACCGTTATTGTTCCCATTGGGAAAAATAAGTCAAAACGAAAAAACTCTTATGGCTTTATCAAGTATCAACAATTTGTTGACCGCTATTTGGGAGGCGATAAGCGATCGCATCCCTGTATTGTCCAACGGCAAAATCCCCGTAGAAGTTAGTAGCTTGAATGTCACGATGGACAATGCTTCTTTGGAGATCGCTAATGATGTAGGTAATCCTGTTCCAATTAATGATGCGGGGGGCAGTATTACAGTAGACGGTACATTTTGGCAATCTACACAGCCCGTCAGTATTGCTACTTCTCCGGCAGGTTTAGCTTATGTATCTTCAGCCTCATTAACAAGACCCGCTAACGTCACAGCTTACACAGCTAATGATGTGTATGGTGGTGTATTTGAACTTCAGAATATTGGTGCTAGTGGTGGGTTTATATTTATTGAAAGCTTAGATATTATTTTCAATATCACAGCAGTACCAGCAGGTATGAGTACCTTTACCTTGTATTTATACGGTGTTACCCCACCATCAGCTATAGCTGATAATCTACCATTTTCTATATCTTCTGGAGATAGAGCAAGTATTCTCAATCCTAGAGGTATCACTTTATATGCATCATTAGCTCAAGGTGGTGGTGGTAGTGTAGTTGCTGAAGTGAGAAATATTAATCAATTATTTAAGTTAACTGGCACTTCTTTATTTGGTTATAACGTTACAAATGGAGCGTTTACTCCGGCTGCAAATAGTGAAAGTTTTACAATTAGAGTTAGGAGTTTTGCACCATGAGAACTTCTACTAGAATGGTGGTGTTGGGTGGTTTTAAAGGTGTTCTTGATTTAATTTTTGCTATAGCCTCTGTCGCTTATGGATTAAGGAGATTAAGAAGGCTTTATACTGGTTTTTGTATTAGAGTCAAGAGAAGTAGTGATAACGCACAATTAGATATTGGGTTTGATTCTCAAGGTAATTTAGATATATTAGCTTTGTTAGCATTTGTCGGCACTGGCAGCGGTTTTGTCACCATTTGGTATGACCAATCAGGCAACGGTTTCCACGCCACGCAGCCGTCATCTGCCGCTCAACCGCGCATTGTGCTCAATGGGGTCGTTGACCTGATCAACTCAAAGCCGTCTTTAGTATTTTCTGGAAACCAGTGGCTGCTTGCTTCGGTTGCTAGTAGCGGCATTACAGGTGCGCTAGTGAGCGCAGTATTTCAAAGCACGGAGCCAACATCCACCCAGCAAATGTTTGACTGGCGCAACACTTCCGCCCCTGCCCCGCTGATCGACGATGGAGCGGCCGGAGGCTTTGCACTCCGCGTGCGCGATGTCCAACTTGTCAGTACAGCGCCTTCTGCTTTTAACGCAAATCCTCACGTCTATTCGGGTGTTTGGAACAATGGGTTGTTGGATGTGCGCCTCGACGGCGGCACGTCCGCTACTGCCAACGTGTCTGGGCAGTTGACGCTTGACCGCTTGGCGATTGGCACAAACGGCGGAGACCCAGGAACAAATAACTGGTCTGGTCGCATGGCCGAAATGCTGACGCGCACCGTGCTGATTTCGGCTGCTGCCCGCCAAACCCTTGAGCGTAATCAGGGCGCTTATTACAACATCACAGTAGCTTGAGGAAAATCATATTAGTGGATAATTAAAAACCATGACAAAACAACAATGGCTGCTTTCTCAAATTGAACAATTCCCTGAACTATCTCCCAGGGAATTAACTTCATACCTCAACGATAAAGTATTAGTAGATAATCCAGTGCCAATAGGTCAAGTATTTGTAGAGACAACTTTAGAAGAAGTTTCAGCAGTAGTCACAGATGCGGAAGTTTTGGCACTAGCTGAAAGTCCAGTCTATTTAAGGATATTGGATGCTATTACCCAGAATAGACCTGATTGGATTGTTGGAAATCTGACCACTTTAAAACGTGGTGGAAAATTAAGTCAAGAAAGTTATGATGCAATCTTAGTGTTACTGCAACGAACTGAACCAGACCCCAATTACCAACAGCAAATAAGTATAAGCCCTGCTGAGTTAGCGGGGCATGGGGCTATTTTAGTTAGTGATGTAGAAGAGTTGATTTAAAACCACTTAGAAATCAGGGGGTTTTCATTTTCTAAATTCTAGCAGAAGAAAGAGCGAAACTTTTACTATTATTCGCTCTTTTTTCCGTTGATAATCTGGTGTTTTCTACCAAGGTTTCGTTAATCACTGCTTATAAAACCTGTATTCTCAGCAGTTTTGTTGTTAGAAATTTCCCCTAAAGCCTTTTCAATAGCGATCGCATCAAGGTCGTAGCTCCTAGCCGCCCGTTTTACAAAATGCTTCTGTATTTCCTTCTTAAAAGTTGGGGACGGGATAGCAGCAACATCCATCAACTGCATATCTTGTAAAAGTTCTGTCAGTGAAAAACCCAGAAACTCGTCATAGCCTGTAATTTCCCAATCAACAATTTCACCGTGAGCGATCGCCGCAGGTTCGAGAATTTGTAGCACAAATTCTTTGACACATTGCCCATATCGCTCTAATAAAATTTCTTCTGGTCTTCTATCTTCTGCCTTGGAAACTCCCGACCGAGCAATTATAGCCGCACCATCCGACGCGCTCATGGCTATTTGTTGAAGTACGTCATAAATATCTCGCTTAATCTCAGAGCGATAACTAATAGCGGTTTGGATATTTCCGCCGCTACGCTCAAATGATGTGATGGATTGCCCTGTTTTTAATGTTAAATAATATCCGTCCCCCATCTTCCGATTTTGCAGTGGATCATCATCTTCATCATCCACGCCCGTGATTATAGGCATTGAATAATTGCTTGTATAAAGCGCGTATTCTGCCGCCGCAGTTTGGTTAAAATAAGACTTTTGGCAATCAAATAATTGTGCCGCCATCCATAGTGATTTTGGTAAAGTCAAGGTAACAATCGGAAATTCAAATTTACCCCGGACATTAAAAATCGGTGCATTTTCAATAACAGTTTCAATCGTGATTTCTTTGCGGTCTACTGTATCAATAAACGACTGAGGTGGCACTGGCTTATTATCTTTAGGAATCTTTTTAACAATATATTTGGAGGTAAAAACCGCGCCATCTGCTAAACGATAAAAAACAGTAAAAGTATGCTGTGGAATTGGCGCACTATCCCATGTTTGTTGCACTAATTGGAATTGGTGCAATTTACAAAAACTAAATCCCTCCCGTCCGCTTTTCCAGTCCCACATTGCAGTCCTGGGGTGAAGGATTACATACGGGTTTAGCTCTCCCGATTCCTTTTGTTGCGCCAACGATACCGCGCCAACTGCCGATTTAGTATCTATTTGTGCGATCGCTTTACCAGTTGTCAATGCCATAAACATCGAGTTCATCAAGAAAGTGTTGAACGATGCTCTACCGTCGTCGTCGCCTTCCAGTAATGCCCCATTTTTAAAAAACTCATTACTCCAAAACGGATCGGTACTTCCAGTGGGTACAGCCGGATTTTTAAAAAGTTCTGAGTTGAATCTGGATAAAATTGGTGAGATTTTATTACAATATGTGGCTAACCTTGTCCGTTCCTTCATAACTCCCTCTGGCCTGCCGTCGGGATTAGGTAAAAGTTTCCGCTTCATGTCATCTGTCATGGAATCACCACCCTCAACTACTGCGGTTAGGAGTTCCCAGTATTCGCAAAATTGGATGTGTTCAGGATGACGGCGTTTAAGTGCTTCTAATGTTGGCATAGGGAAAACTCATAATGTTGTTGATAAGAATTTTCCCTGTGAGCTTATAAGACCTCGCGGTAAGCGTAAAACTCAGCGGCTTTAGCCCTGAGAGTGTCAATTGTCAGGTTATAATATTTTTTCTGCTTGCAAATCATGGGAACTATCGGCTAGTTCCCAACGAATTTCTTTTTCTAATAGAGAAATCCAGTTGGTTCTCTCTATTTGCGATCGCCAAGGAAACTTTTTGCTATTGGATACCTTTAGAGCATGAAAGGCTACGGATGCGATCGCATTTTTGGAGGCATTTCTAACGAATCCACTACTCTCGATCCTGTCACCGCAAAGATCAACGTCCCACAAATAAGTAGGAGTGACAGTGCCATTAATGCCAGACCTGAATACACCGAAACGGTGTGTCTGGTTTTGATATTCTCGATTTCTTCCGGCGGAGAAATTAGATCGCCGTAGATTTCTGCCCAGGGTGGACAGGCTATCAAGGGCAATGATGAGGTCGTAATCTCCGACTCTGGGGAGAGGGATAATCCTGTATCCGTCCCCTTTTTTTCTGTCAATCTTGGCGACGGCGCAGTGGAATCCGTATTCCACAGAAACCAATGTGCGGTTTTGTGGTTTTGATTTGCCCGTGATTCTAAGCCATGCTTTGGTAATGAGCTTTTCAATTTTTTTTATCCAATTTTTCATAAGATTACCATTTAAGTAACAATGCTTAAAAAACTAAAATAATAATTTAACTATTCTCGATCTTCATTATCTAAGAATTTAGCATCTAAGAATTTAGCGATTTTAGTAGCTATGCCATCAGTAGGTGCGCCTAGTAAATAGGCTATCAATGATATTTGGGCGATCGCCAATACTTGGGGAATTTCTTCAATAGAAAATGATTTTATTTCTGGTATATTTTGGGGGAATTCAATCTCGATCCGAACAGTTTGCACCCCCATCAATCCGATGATCATAAATGCGAAAAAATAACTATATCCTTTCCCAACACTAGAATCTTTTTTCATAATTAGTAAATAGCGACCACCCGTGATTGCGATCGCTAAAGCTAAAGAGTGCATCTATTGATAAATTGATTATAGCATTTTATTGACTGATATTACAACTGGTGCAGTCGTCTCCCAGGAATCACAAAAACCTCCTGACCTGTTCAAATTTTCCACTAAAAGCAGCCGCCGTCACGCCCTGCTGCTGGATAGTCCACTCTTTGCAAATGTAAAGTTTTCCGTCGTCGGTAGTGCCATCAAGCGACAATCTGAATGGTGAACCCCGTCGCGTCCTCAAAAATTCATCTACTTCGGCAAAATTAATAATATTTACGTTGATATCCCACGCGCTGCTAATGGTATTAATGCCCTTGGTGGTACGTTGTTCTACCCCAACTTCACCATATTTAGTTTTGGCAATATCAGCGGTTTCGGTTTCTGGATTACTCCAAGTTGGGGTTAAGGGAATTATTGGGTAAGTCATAGAATATTTACCTTATAACCAAGCGCCATTAACTTGACGCTTACTGTACTTGTGTCGTCAGCGTGTCTCATCCCATTTACCTGAAACGTGAACGTCATAGGAGACAAGCAAACGCCCGTCAAGACACCATTAATAAGTAATGTTTTTAGTTCAGGAATAATCTTGATTAAGTCCAAAAACCACGATTCATCCAATAAACTGGAAATGGGTTTTCCCTTTATCACAACTTTAATTTCAGGATCTTCGCCCATATTGCCTATATTGTTTAAACCTAAATAACTCATGATTACAATCTATTTACAAGGGGAACTTGCAGATTATTTTACCCCACAAATTACCGTTGCTGTATCTAGTGTTGCCGAAGCTATCGCAGCATTAAAAGCCAACTTCAAAGACTTTGCTAATTACTTGTTTGAAGCGGCTTCGTTTGGGGTAAATTATCAAATCCGGGTAGGGTATCAAGAGATTGGGGAGGAGCATCTAAAATGCCCAATTTCCAAAAAAGTCCAATCAATCCGCATTACGCCTATAATTGCTGGGGCTGGTGCGGCTGGCAGGATTATCGCCGGGGTGGCACTGATTGGGTTGGCTGTAGCGGCTTCGTTTGGGGTTGTTGGGCTATTGGGAGTAGCGCCGCTGACAGTTGGGCTAACTGGGGGCGCGTTGTTGTTTCAGGGCATTTCCGCGCTATTCAGTAGACAAGATTCACCCAGCGGGGATGATAAAAAATCCCTAGTGTTTGGTGGCACGTCAACAACCGTTAAAGAAGGGGGTCGCGTGCCGATTATTTACGGGGTGGCGTTGGTGGGGATCTACGTTATCAGTGCCAAGATTACAACTTCCTATGTTTCCGGTGGTAGTGGTGGAGGCGGTGGTGGAGGTGGTGGGAAATAGGCAATAAAAAACCCGCCATTGCTGACGGGTTTAACTATTTGCTTCTTGCTTTTTCACCCTCTTTCGCTGTTCTGGGTTTTGACTTCGGTGGTTTTTGCAATATCCTGTCCTATTTTGCGGAGACAGAGATTTGCAGCAAACGGTGTAGGGATTTTTTAAACCCTGGCAAATATTTATCATGGGAGTAGCATTTTAATGAATACCATGACATTTGATGTAGCTAAATTTGTTGATCCGAATATCGCGCACTCACCAATACTAATTTCTTCAACTAATCTCACGCCTAAAAAATGCGTCAAATTAGCTAATGGCAAATACGGCATTTATGATGCTGGAATATTTGCTAATATTGGGGATAATTGGTGGAATGTTGATGGGGAGCATATAAAGATTTTTCGCGCTCAATTTCTATTGCAATTACAAACTTTCTATCAAGATTTGGTTTATAAAAGCGCACACCCCGATAACTTTAAATTCCGCCATTTCTCAGGCGCTAATATTTCTGGTTTTGCATGGGAATTAGAGCGTGCATTAATCCCTCTCTATTTCCCAGACGGAATATATATCCCTGATCAAAATGGTGATATATTCCGTCACATAGTGAGAAATTACAAGCTTGCGTCTGAGTTTATAGAAATAGAATTTAGATGCCAGGGACGAATATAATTTAACTGAAATGGGGGTAACTTTAATGACACAAAAAATAATTTCAGCCTTGCGTGGCAAAGCAATCTATTAAGGAAAAGACTTCTGTCCATGAGAAGTTTTGGTAAACCACTATATACTGAAGATGATCTAGAGTTCTGGACAAGCTACAAGTTTCTCGCGCTCCGTAATGGGAAAACAGTCGATGAGATTATTGACGAAACTTGGGATGATTACTATACAGCACTAGAATATTAAACAGTCTTACCAATTAGCCATGGCGGTAATCATTTCCCATCCTGGCAAAAATAACCACAAACATCAATTGTGGTTATGCCGAAAAAACAATTTAAAGGATTTGGCGGTAGTGGCGGCGGAGGCGGCAAACCTCCAGAAACCGCAGTATCAGGAACTATTGATGAGACTTGGGATGATTATTACGCAGCGTTAGAATGTTAAATCAACTTAAAGCCATCTTGCCGAAAGGCAAATACAACGGCGCGACAATTGACGGGATTGAGATAAAATTCCAGTTAACATTGCTAGACTGGCGGTTGGTCTATATCAATTGGAGCTACGGCAACTTGATAATTCAGTTTGCTTGCTTCAAGTTTTGGCTTGATTGGCATTACGTATTTGAGAAACAAAAATCATGAGTGAATGCTACTGGTTCCTGAATTATAAAGGCTTGTACAGGCAAATATAATCTCAGATTTTGTTATCTGAGATTATGCCAAAAAAACAAGAATTTAAAGGATTTGGCGGTAGTGGTGGTGGCAAGCCCGCAAAACCGCCAGAAACCGCAGTATCAGGAACTTCCGTTTCAATCGCATCAGTTTTAGGGATTGTGTCAGAGGGAGAAATAGAAGGACCAATAGCTGGGCTAAAATCTGTCTACCTTGATGAAACTCCTATTCAAAATACCGACGGCTCTCTGAACTTCGACGGATTTACATGGGATTACAGGCTCGGAACTCAAGGGCAAAGCAGGATGCCTGGTTTTGGGGATGAAATAACCTCAGAAACTAGCGTTAGTTCTGAAGTGAAAAACCTACTCCCAGTTACCCGCACAATTACCAACGCCAATCTAGATATTATTCGTGTTCGATTGGGTGTGGTCCTACAGGAATATCCGCCAGATGGGGGCGTGCTGGGGTTAAATGTAGGGTTTAAGATTTTTATTAAACAGGGTGCGGGTGCGTTTGTTCTCGTTTATGAAGGCAATATAGGCGGACGCTTTGCCACGATAACAGAATTTGAATACGCCTTTGCAGTTA